GTTACTGGAATGAGTACAAGTCCGCCGAGTATGTTTTTAATGGACAAAAATCACTGCAATACACAGATAGAAGTGTAGGAGAAGTAATTAAACAGTTGGCAGATAAAGCAGGAATATGTAATAAAAGGGTTTACACACACCTTATGCGTCATTGCAGCTTTACGCACATGGTTGAGAACGGAACTGATATTTCGCTTATCCAAAGACTCGCTGGACATTCTAGTGTAAAAACGACTAATATCTACCTCCATATCAGCCATAATCACATAAGTAAAATCCAAAGTCCACTAAGTAATATTAAATTATAACTCAAACTTGAATTAAAAACATGGTAAAACTAGAAGTAATAGAAGAAGGAGATTTATTCCTATATAATTTCACTTTGGCAGGCGGATCAAAGAAGCAGCAGAAATACACTAAAGCTACACATGAAGCTATTAAAAGTTATTTTAGTAAGCCTAAGAAGGAGAAAAAGAAGCCTGCTCCTGCTCCAAAAATAGAAGATGTAAGAGAATACTTTAAATCAAAAGGATATACTTTAGAATCTGCGAATAAGTTTTTTGAATATTATTCTACAATGGAATGGAAAGGGGCTAATGGTTCACCTGTATTGAATTGGAAAGGAAAGGCGCTATCAGTTTGGTTTGTTGACAAGAATAAAGTGCAAGAAAAAATAGAACAAACATCTAGTTTTTTCAGAAGTTAATTGTATATTTGCATCACTCATTCACTAAAAAGAAATTAAAAAAATCCAGTTGCTTACATTGCCAAATGCTAATACTTAGCGAGTGGATGAGTCTTTGTAGGCGCTGGTATTTTAATTATGGAACATAAAGAAAAAGAAATTTGGAAAGACATTGAAGGATTTGAAGGTAGATATGCTGTATCTACTTTCGGAAATGTAAAATCACTAAAATTCGCAGGTAGATTTGGAGAAAGAAATTTAAAACCAGGAATAGGTACAACGAAATATTATTTAGTATCCTTGGTTAAAGATAAAAATGGACATACTAAAAAAGTACATAGGCTTGTTGCTATTGCTTTTATTCCTAACCATAAGAATAAACCTCAAGTTAACCATAAAGATGGAGATAAATTAAATAATCATATTTCTAATTTAGAATGGGCTACTAATCAAGAAAATTGTCAACACGCATTTGATACAGGGTTAAATAAGATACATCCTCATCAAATAGATTTATTAATAAGTAGAACCATAAAAAGATGTTCTATGAAAGTAATTAATACATCAGACGGTAAGATTTATGATTCTATAAAAATAGCTGCTAAAGAAAACAATATAGGGTATAGCGCACTTAAAAGAAAGCTACAAGGAGTTACAAAAAATAACACAACGTTTATATACCATAAGTAATGACATTAAAAGAAAAAGAAAGAGCTGTACTTAATTTATACGCAGATAACGAAAACCTATTTGAGACTTGTCATCATTTAATATTTGAAGAGTTATGGTCCACAAACTTTAACAAGGTTAAGTATAAAATTATAAAACACAACCACGATAAAGGAAGGAAGTCAGATGTTTATCTACTTTCTAATATGTTAATTAAGTCTGGTTGTAACAAGAAAGAGATTGGATTAGAAGTTTCGGAACCAAACTACGCTATTGCCAAAAACGTATCAGAATATGTAAATGATATATTCGATGAGTACACTAAGAGAAAAATGCTACCTATACTTCATAGCGTTCACTCAGAGCTTAGTAATGAGATAACTGATGTAAATAGTTCTATTGAAGATTTAAAGTCAATAGTGTCAGACATTGAGAGTATTAAGAATAATTTATCAGTAGAAAGGCACGTTGAAGATATTTTTGATGAAGCTTTTGAAGAGTTAATGGAAGCGCAGAATAGTAAATCTGAAACAATCGGACACTCTTATGGTATAAAAGACTTAAATAAAATTACATCAGGAGCCAAGCAGGAAGTTATTGTTGTTGGAGCAAGACCTGGAATGGGAAAGACTAGCTTAATTATCAATATAACCAAACATATCGCAGTTGATAAAGGAGAGCCTTTGATTATATTTTCTTTAGAGATGCCTGCCAAACAGCTAATGAAAAATATTTGGGCCAACTGCCTAGAGATTAATAGTTGGCAAATTAGAAGCGGCAATGTATCTGATGAAGATTTAATCAGAATTAAGAAACTAAGAGATAAAATTAAAAGAAACCTAGTTATTGACGATACTCCTGGTATTACTTGGCAATATATGAGAACTAAGATAAGAAAGGTTCGTAAGCAATTAGGTATTCCATTAAGTACACTTATGACTGTAATGATTGACTATTTACAGTTAATGAAGAATACAAAAGAAGAAACGGTTGGAAAATCTAAAGAAGAACAAGTTGGAGATAGATGTAATGGGCTACTAGAGACTTCTAAAACAGAGAATTGTTGCATGATTGAATTATCTCAGCTATCGAGAGATGTAGAGAAGAGAAATCCGCCATATCCTTTAATGTCTGATTTAAAAGACTCTGGAGCTATTGAGGCCAACGCAGTACAAATTTGGTTACTTTACAGGGCAGATTACTACAATTCTGATGCAACAGATCCAAAAACAGGAATGGATTTGCGCGGACTATGTGAAATTAATGTGGCTAAAAACCGATACGGAAGCACAGGGAAGGTTTATGTAAGATTTGAAGGTAAATACTCAGCATTTAAAGATTTTGATATTAATGAAGTTAATGGATTAGTAACAGGAAGTAGCAATGGAGATGAGTTCTAAAGTAGATTTTAAATCAGAAATAGGATTAGCTTTATCGGCTATATGCCTAAAAGAGTTCTATAACCTTTACGATAATGAAGGTTGTGGGATAATAACAAATACACACTCAGGAGCCATGCTTTACGATTTACTTAAATGGGCTGGAAATGATATGTCTATTGATGAAAATATCAAGAAAGAAGTATTAGATAATTGTAAATCAGACTACTTAGTCATCCAAGATAAGAGTATTAAAGATAAAGATAAGCATAAGAAGATATACCAAGACTACTGTAAATGTAAGATGGCGGAGATATGGCTTAATATTAAAGCAGACTTAGATAAAAGAGTGTTCCCTGATGAGATACCTATTCCTAAATTAGATGCTCAATACCATAAGTTTAGGCTTAATAGAGAAGAATAAAAAATAATTTGAATAAATAATCAATTTTTTGTAACCTTATTTATTTTTATACGTTTAACTATTAAAATTACACATTATGAATACATATTATAATCCTTGGTATTATTACAACGCTGGAGTTTTAGTTAAGAATAAGAAGCCTTGCATTCCAGGAAGTCAAGTTCATATATCCGATATGGAAGGTTGCTTTACTGTATTGGATGTAAAAATAGATCACTTTGTGGTTATGAAGAAGAAAAAAGAAGTTAAGATACCTTGGGACAGATTTATCTGTTTAAAAGGAGACGGAACTAGCCTTGAGGCTCAAACTAAAAGAGGATTAAAAAGTGCTTTATATCAAATAGAATCCGCGCAATATAATTCAGCTATGTTAGCTAAAGAATTAACTAATTTTCTAAAATCACTAAAAAAATAAACCATGGCAAAGAAAGAAAAAGTAACACTACAAGAATTGATAGTACAAACTCCTGAGTTAAAGTCATCTCTTCTTAAATTCGAGAATGTAAAATTACAACTCGACAAAGCGGCTGAAACCTGCCTACAAATCAAAGTAACTGATGAGAACAGTCTAGCTGTTTGTGAGAATCAAATGGGTAAAGTGAACGAACTTATCAAAGCAGTAGAGTCTGTTAGAGTAGCTGAAAAGAAACCACACTTCGAGAGAGGTAAGGCTGTTGATGCGGCGGCGGCTTATGTGTCTGAATCTTCAGAAGAAGCATTAAAGCATCTTAAAGATGAAAAGATTGCTTGGATTAGATTAAAAGACGCTGAAAGAAAAGCTAAAGAAGAAGAGTTAGCGGCTATGGCAGAAATGGGTATTGAACAAGTAATTGAAGAAGCTCCTATTGAAGTAGAAGTTATATCTAAAGTAAGGAGACCCTGGACCTATGAAATAGTAGATATTAACTCAGTTCCTAAAGAGTTCTTAATGGTAGACGAGAGTAAAGTAAAAGAGTATTTAAAAGCTAATTCTGAGTCATTAGAAGATGGTAAAATAGTAAATGGTATTAAGTATTACAAAGATTTAAAAGTAACCGTGTAATGCTAAACGCTCAACTAATACATAAACTAAAAGATAAGCATCCTAAGTACACTGAGGAACAGATAAGACTTGTTATTATGCGACACGTTGGCGCTATGAATATCATGTTTTCTAAATCTGAGACGTTCAAAATAACTATTAATAAATTAGGAACTATCCACACACACGGAAATGCAGTAAGCAGAGCTAAGATAGTAGATAGAAAGTACCACAGGAAGAATATGAATAAGTTAAGTAATTTCACAGATAAAACATTATTATTTTAAATTCCTTGCATATTTTAATCAAAGTATGTAACTTTATATCAAAATTAAACGTATAAATTAATTATAAACCATAAAAACAAAAACAAATGTCAAGAAGTAATCCAACAGAAAAATTAACAAATCCCGCTAAACGTTTTTACGAGTACTCAGGAGACAAAGGTCAATTCTTTTATTTCGATAAAGAAAAAGGAGAAAAAGGCGAGAAGGTATTTATGAAGATGCCATTCAACTTTCTAGTATTAGACACACTAAGTACTTGTAAAGGTTTTGATGATAACCTTCAAATGGGATATTACTCAAACGAAGTAAGAAGTACTAAGACTGATACTATTACAGTTCGTAATAAGAAAGGAATCGTATTCTCTGGCTTATATGAAGCGGCTAAAGAGAAATTAGGAACAAAAGGATTAAAGTATTATCAATCAGTTTACATTGGGCAGAAAGAAGCGGATGGATTAGGATTATATAATATCCAATTAGGAGGATCAGGATTATCTGCTTTCATTGAGTTCTGTAAAGAAAATAACGTAAATAATATCGCTGTATCGGTTAAAGAAGTAGTTGAAAAGAAAAAAGGCAAAACAGTTTACTTTGAACCAATTTACACGGCGGTAAAAGTATCTGATAAAGCTAACGCAGAGGCGGTGGAACTAGATAAAGAATTACAAGAATACTTATCTGCTTATTTAGCTAAAAACGCATCGGCGGCACCTGCTGAAGTTATAGAAGAAAATCAAGATAATGGATTGAATACTAAGAAATCAGCTCCTAAGTCAGAAGTTAAGATTGAAGCTGAAAAAGATATTGTTTTCAATCCAGCAGATGAAGACGATGATGAAGCGTTCTAATTTAATCTATCCGTTCTAAAGGCGGAAACACTTTGCGAGGGCTAACTCGTTTACTAGTGTAGATTTGATAGCAAGTAGCCCGAAACATATTTTAACCGAAACGAGTTGGCTGCTTGTAAAAACCATAGATAAATTAGAATGGCAAATATTACCATAAAACATTTCGGACGCGTCCTTCCAAACGGAAACATTAGTTTTTACAATGTAGAACTTTGGCAAGAGCAAAGAGAATCCTTAGCAGGAAAAGAGTTTGAGTTAACTATTAAAGATCGCCATAAACGTCCTAGTGTATCTCAATTTGGATATTACTGGGGGGCTATACTAAAGACTTGTTTACAGAATGAATCTTTTAGTCACTATACTACAGTTGAGGAATTACATAAAGAAGTCATGGCTCCAATGTTCCTATGCTATCAAGTAAGAGTAGTAGTAGGTAAAAAGAAGTATGATAAACACATGGTTAAGAGTTTAACAGAGTTGAATAAGAAAGAAACATCTGAATTTATAGACAATGTCCTCAATTTTGTGGCTCAAGAAGGGGTGATAGTATTATCTCCTGAGTCTTATACAGACCGATATTACAGAGAAATAACAGTAAAAGAATAGATATGAAAGAAGTAAAAACATACGAAAACTTAAAGGAATTTGCTGAGAACTTTATAAAAAAGTGCGAGATTATTCCTGAAAATTTAGTTTTAGAGATAAAATTATCTTACGACAACTATTGTAAGTTGATGACAGGAATACCTTATGTTCAGTACAATCAATATGAAGTAATAGCGAGTAGTGATTCATTTACTTTAAAATACGCTATGTTAACATTTAAAATAACCATAAAACAATAAACATGAAACCAACAGCATCAATCGCTAAAGAAGCAAAAACAAAAGACGGAAGAAACATAATTGTTACTATTGATACTTTCAAAGAACCAATAGGGAGAAACGCCGATGGAGAATTTTTTAACCTCCAAACATTTGTTGATCGTAAAACTAAATTAGAAATCGGAAGACTTACTTTTCCTAAAACTACAAATGATTTACTAGAGAAACAATTAGATATAGCTATTAACAACATAGATGAATACCTAGATGTCATTAGTAAAGGATAGTAAAGTCTTAAAAAAGCATATCCACGATAGGCTGAAAGAGTTATATCCGTCCAATGTAGGATTTGGATTTAAGAACTCGGCGGTTGTGTTAGATGCTTCTGAAAGACGATTCAAGATAGCTCCAGAGCAGTTATCAAGATACTTTAGTGATAAGCCTCAAAAGAATACACTAAGTGAAGCTCAGATTATATGGTTAGCAGTAAGATATGGTATTAATATACAATTACTTGTTACTTCTCCTAAATTTGATGAAGCAGAGGCTCTTAAAAAACTTAAATTAATATTTGGATAATGGCTAAGAAACTAGGTTTTACAATAGAGAGATTAGAAGCTATGGGACTTACTCGTAACGAAGATGGAACTTATAGTAAAAAGAAAGCTGCATCTGTTAGTGGAATTGAAGTAAAAGAACCTATCTCTATTGTCCGACAAAAGGTAAATGATAGTCCTGATTTTGAACATAAGATAAATACTGAGTGGTTTATTACTTACAACGTTCCATCTAAAAAGAATAGCCGAATAAACTTTGTTAGAAATGGAAAGCAGATTAGTTTACCTAGTGCAAATCATAAGAAGTATAAAGATGTGACTAAAATGCAATACAATATCTTTGGAATTGAATTTAGGAATGCTATTGAACATTATGGATTAAAACCACCATTTAAAGTTGAATTTACATTTGTAAGGGGAAGCAAGCATAGGTTTGATTATTGTAATGCGGCTCAAACTTGCGAAGATTTATTCACTGAAAATAATTGGATTGAAGATGATTCTGCGGATTTTCTGATTCCATCTTTTAAGCCATATCAATACGATAAAAATAATCCAGGAGTTCACATTAAACTTTTAAAATAATATGTTTCAACCACATCACGGAATTTGCGTAAAATGCGATAAAGAAGGTATTATAGCTGTTAAAAAAGGCTATTGTCAAAGATGTAATTACGAACTTAAACAAGCTAAAAAGAAATCGGAAGGTAAATCAGTAGCTAAAAAACAAGTATTTAAAGCTACAGGAGAAAAAGATGTATTCCAAGTTATATTAGATTCATTTGAGGATAATCCTATTACTTGCTTTGTGTGCGGAAAAAGACTTAGCCTTGTGACTCATTCAAACTTTGCTCATATACTCAGAAAAGGCAGGTATGAGAGATTTAGACTTAATCTTGATAATATCAGAATAATGTGTTATAATATACAAGGAACTGGGTGTCATAGTATTTTCGATAACAATCCGCGAAGTGAAATAATCAATAAACCTGAGTGGCAGAAAGTATTTGAATTAGAAGATAGATTAAAACAAGAATATAATTCAAAAATGAATTAAAAATGTAACCTTTTGAATTAATATTCGTACAAATACTTAAATCAAAACTAAACATCATGAATAACGTTGGTCTTATAATAAAAAACTCTTACTGTAATGGATTCTTTGGAAGAAGATCTGATCTTTGTGATTCAGTTATAGAATCAGAAGGTAAAGATTGGGTTGTGATAAGGATAAATGAGCAAGAGTGCGAATTTGCATTTTTTAAACATGGAGATAAGCAAGAATGTATTGATAGTTGGTGTGAAGAATTTGAATAATAACTAAAACCAAATAAACATGAAACAAACAATCGAAAAAGTAGTACAATGGGCTAAGGATAAAGACCTATTGAAAAAAGAAAATTCATTTGCACAAATGGCAAAGGTAACCGAGGAAGTAGGAGAAGTAGCATCTGCTTTATTGAAGAAGAATACCCCTAAATTAATTGATGGCATAGGTGATGTAATGGTTACTTTAATTATACTCGCAGAGCAGAATCAATTAAGAATAGAAGACTGTTTAGAAGCTGCATGGGTAGAAATATCTAATAGAAGTGGAAAGACTGTAGACGGTACATTTATCAAAGATTAGTTTAAACAATTAAAATGATTGATTAATTTGTAACCTTTTGCATCAAGTATCGTATAAACTTTAAATCAAAAACAAATAATTATGAAACACTTATTAATTTTAGTCCTATTTGTAGGATGTCAAAAGAAAACTACTGCTCCAAGCAGCACAACACAAACAACAACTTCAAAAGTATATTGTTGGTATCAAATGGGTTTCAACAACTCTTTTATATTCTACAAATGCACCTCAACGGATGCAGAATATCAAGCCACTTCAAACTATGGAGCAACTAATCAAATGAACCTAACTGTTATAGAAAAAAACAGTTGCAATGAATGTCAATAATGATAAACATAATACATCCTTCAGCCGATAAAGACATTAACAAAGAAATCTTAGAAAACAAAACAAATGATAGTTCTGAGTTAATCTATGTTAAAGAACCTTATCCATTCTCTACTACTAAGCAGTTAGATTGGATACTAGCTGATGATATTCAGCAAGTCCGTAATTGGAAAAACAAAGTAATAGAAATCCGAGATAAACACAAAGGAGATTATCTTTATGAAATATGGGATTCAGAAGCAAAGCGAATAGTGGATTTTCTAAATAGATTTTACGCTTAATATTTTGATAATAAATACAAATAGTTTAATTTTATAACCAAACAAAAACAGAAAAAATGAGTAAATTAAAAATGTCAAAACGAGCCGATTGCTTAAAAGCATGGATGACAGAAAACAAATTCCCAAAAGTTAAATTAACAACAACACAGCCAACTACTTATGGAAAGTATTAATCAGCAATTAGCAAAAAGAATCCAAGCAATAAAAGTACCATTGGATTTAGTTAAAAGTAATGTAAACGTTATTCCATTAGGTAAATCAGTTTTATTACAGCGCGTTAAAGGCGGAGAAAGAAAGTCTGAAACAGGATTAATCATTCCTGATGCAGTTAGTACTCAAGAGTTCACTGCTAGAATCATAGCATTAGGCCCTGAGTGTTCTGATTATCTTAAAGTAGGATTATTAGTGATTTACAATTCAATGGCTAACCTAGAGTCTATTATCAATGGTAAGCCTTATTTAATGACACATGAGAGTTCTATTTATTACATTGTATTAGATGAAGAGGCTCAAGTAAAAGCAGCTCCAGAGTCATCGGAACAGAAACGTAGAAATGCTAAAATACAAACGCAAGCAGCCACATTAAAACGTGTAGATAAAGCTCAAGCTAACCAAGAAGATGCTTATGAAGAGAAGTTGAAAGCTAGAAAAAAGACAATTTTCGCAGTTACTAAACAATCTAAAAAGAAGTAAATGAGCAAAATATCTGCTGAAGAACTAGCAAAACAATTAAATGGATTTGACGTAGATGATAGCTTTACTAAAAGTGTTATTAACTCAGCTAAATACAGTAATCTAGTCATAGTGTCTGCTATTGGTGATGATACTATAATTTTTAGTGGTTCTTTAAAAGATGAGTTTGATTTACTTCACGGCGGACAGATATTCATGGCTAAAGAAGGAGATGAGTTCGTCCCTTATACTAAGCAGTGTCCTAATAAGTCAAGAAAGGTAATAGAAGTATTTTGGGATAAGCATAGTATATTCAAATGGAAGTTTTTAACTACTATAAAGCACGTTCAATATGATTTAAAAAAAGACGGTAAAAGCTTTTGTAAAGGAATTATATTTAGCCTAAATGATGTTTAAAACATTGGTCACAGACGTGTGAATCGTAAAAATGAGATGCGTTTAATCTATTCCTAAATAAATTAAAGCCCACTAGCTCATCTGAATCGTAAGTCAGTAATTAACCCTCCCTAAAAAAGAGGGTTTTTTATTATTCTATAGCTAACTATTATTCAGTCCATTTATTAATATAATTCATGGCTGATTTTAACGATTCTATACTTTCATTCATTAACCTACTACAAGGAGTCTTCTATGAACTCTACTGAAACAGATATGGAGTTACCTGCATTAGTTCTGCCATTATAATTTAAACATAAGCATTGAGTAGCTCCTCTTAAAACAATAGCTTTAGAAGCTCTATCTCCAAATAACATTTTCCATGCGTATGGTTGAGTTGTGGCTGTACTTAAAAATAATTTATGAGAAATTATATTACCGACAGATGTACCTAAACTTGTTGGATCAACAGTATAAGCTTTTATAACTGATGTAGCTGCCGAATCTGAACTATCGTGAGGAACGCTTGTTAAAGTTGTTGATGTCCCTCCGTCATTTAATGTAGACCGTTTTATAACTATAACATCTGTAGCTGCTGCCGCAGTAGCTATACCTATCACTTCTATTTTAGTTATACGGATTGTTTTAGTAGCACTTCCTGTTATCATAATAAAATCAGTAGCCGCTGCCGCAACAACAAGTCCTGTTATAGAAGCTGAATATGTTTTAGAAACACCATCAATAGTTTTAACTAAAGAAGCATCTGTATTATATTGTGTAACTCTACCTGCTTGAGAAGTTTGGTCTATTTTCCAAATATATCCTAATAAGTCTTTAATAATTGCCATAATATTTAATTTATTGAGTAGTTAATTTTAAATTTTCCTTCTAATGGACTTCCATCTGCTGCCGTTATAAACAAGTTAAATGTTTCTTCAGATGATACTCCTGCTTTAATTATTAAATCATCCATCTCTAATTCATCTAAATCTTTATCGGTTGGTTTAGAGTATGCTAATGATGCTAATATCAATGTGTCTAATAATATTCTACTATCATATATAGTAAATTCTTTTTCAAATAATCCTTCGTTACCAAAATCAATCTCTACTTGTTTTATTTCAGATTTAGTATTTAATTCTGACACCTGGTTAACTAATGACTCTACAGTTAATTGCTGTTGATATTCCTCTTGCTCAACGGCCAACTGTTGCTTTCTTAACTCAGCCTTGTAATTATCTAAGTTGCCAGTAAGAATCCTTGTTAAAGCTCCGTTACTCACACCCTTATACATATAATTATCATCACAAAGATAAATTTTATCTAATGTGGCAGTTTTATCTTGCCATATAGCATTTATCTGAGCTATTGTAAAAATCATTGTAATAGTTTATGTAATACTTCATACATTTTAGGTAAATCAGAGTTATCTATACAGTTATAGCAAGGAGGTGTAGTTACTTCACATACTCCTACAACAGTATTGGTTAAAATAAATGTATTAGTTATTTCTGATTTAGTTATTGATGCTGTAATATTTTTAGTGTCACAAGGCATGATTAAAGTAAATGTACTACTGTCGCCATTATTTACTAATACATAATCATAGTCTAAGTCATTTAATATTTGTGACCACGCTGTAGGTTTAGATATCCCATCTGGAGTTGTAACAGATGATACTTGAACACCATCAACTATTAATTGTAATACGGTTCCTGTTAAGTAATCATTATTAGCTACAGTAAAAGTAAACTCTGCTGACACGGCATTGTCATATACAGGAGTTTCAAAACAAAAACACTCAAGTCTTCCTATAAGTTTTTGAGCCAAGTAAAGTTTATTAATACAACATGATACATCCTCTCCATAAGACATTTTTTTTTGTAAAATATCTACAGCGCAAACGTAATTACACTTTGCATTAAGTAAAGTTACTCTATGATTAGTTTGAATATCCATTATAAAGCTATAATCCTATAAGTTAAATAAATGTCTACTGAGCTATTTCCTGCCGTAGGATTTCCAACAAGCGCACTTACATTAACTGCTGCATTAGATATTAATTGAGTCTCAGATGCCGTAGAACCAATAGCTAACCCATTTTGTATTTTTGTAATAGATGCTCCTAATAAGCCAGTAATAGTTTCTTGACTAACTGATGCTGTTGGAGAGCCTATACCTAACACTAAATTTGTAGCATAAGGAACAGTATTATAATTAATTCTAGCAGAACTTTTTATTACTTGTATAGCTAAATTTACGCCAGGAGCAGCCACTAATTGTATAGGGGTAGTAAATAAAGCTAATATTTGAGCTGTCGTCAATGTTACTTTAGTAGTTAACACACTCGTGTTTCCAGAATCACCTTTTTCTCCTTTTGTTGTTGATGTGATATTACAACCACATTTACCTGAACATTTACACATATTTAATATTTTTAATTTTTAACAATCTGTACAATTACTATCACAAATCTCAGCAGCCTTATCTAACATACCTTGAGCTTTACTATCTTGTCCTACATTCATGGCGTATTTAGCGCCTTGTAATAATACTTCTGATAGAATTAAGTTTTTTAATTTATCGTCAAAGCATCCGCAAGATAAGTCCATTTCTACATATTTATTCTCTATGCAACAATTTACTGAACAACTAGACAAAGCTTCATCTGAAGTAGTATAAGAGAAAGGTAATTCTCCAATCAATCCACTGATAGTGTAATCCCATTTAAAGATACCATCAGCCATTTCAGGTAAAGTAACTCCATAAGCAGCTAAAGTAACATCAAAGTTAGTCAAAGGGAATACTGTAGATTCTAATAAAGCAGTAATATCTGTTACTGTTCCGTTTAAATCAGTGAATAAACATTCTTTAATAACGTGACTAGAAATAGTGAAATCAAAAGTAATAGGAGTAGTCATCGAAGGATAATAGACGTTTAATTGCGCGGAAGTAACATCGTCTAATGCTGCTCCATCTGTTAATCCATATCCAAACTCATTATACTCATCATTACATAATGTAACAAGAAATCCAGTTATATCTGAGAACAAAAGCTGCGTGCAACCTTTCTCTATTTCGATACAACCTGTTAAATCTATTCTTTCTATTGCCATTTTATTACTTTTATACTGTAAATATATAGATTATTTTATTTGATTTTCAACAAATGTTACAGCCTTACCTCCTGGTAAAATTCTCTTAGTTTTCTGCCAAGCATCTTCCTCAAATCCTACAAGTGCTTTAAAAGCATTTAACATATCTTTAATCTTACCTAAAACAGCCGCAGGGTTACTTACCATGTACTTATCTTGTTCTAAATCAAAGATGAATAACACTTGACTTAATGCGCTATCCCAATTTAATCCACCTTTTTTCTTATCATCATCGTCATCTCCTCCGTGTTTAAGAGCTAATAAAGCGCCGATAGTAGCCATTCCTTTTAAGTTTTGAACAAAAGCAGGATTAGTTAAAGCTTTTTTAATATCACCTTTCTTTAAATCGGTAGCCATTTCTTTAATTCCTACTCTTAACATCTTAGTATAAGAACCTTCTTTCTCTTGGCCATAAGCATTAAAGTATCTAGCAGAGAATCTTTCTTTGAACCAATCTGGCATCCATACTTTAAATTGGAATAAAGCCTTACCAAACTCTCCGCGCATAATATTACGGCGGTCCTCGTCAGGATATTTACCTTGTATGTCTGTAACTCTATTCTTAATTTGAGTCATTTTAGACTTAATCTCATCTTCAGTATATTTTCCGTTAGGTTTAACAGTTAATACATCGTTACCATACTTGTCTTTAGTAAACTCAAAGCTATCAAACTCTTCTTGACTAAGTAATCCTAATCCTAATGAACCTTGTATTTGATATTCACCTACTTGAGTACCCCACGTTGCTAACTTAGAAAATACACTACCTGCTTTAATTACAGGATGTGAGTCAAAGTCTTGGTTTACTAAGTTATACTTCTTAATAATAGCTAAAGCATAATCATTAACAATACCTATTTCTTTTCTACTTCCCTTACCTCCAAATAATCTAGCATTACCTCTAGCTAATGTTTCAGCATTCTCGGCTCTCCAATTATTGTAGTTACCTACAAATACGTTAATAGTATTAGCAGGAATATTAAACCACATAGTTGTACTTGCTACTAATTTTCTTAAAGATTTAATAGCAGCGTCAATAACAGGATCGTTCACGTATGGTTCTTTGAAAATCTGTAAAGCTTTCCAATCGTTAATCCACTTAGATACATTCTTTTTAGGAACATATCCCTCTTCCATATAGCCATTCTTATTAAGATACTCTATAGCCTCCACTAATGGCATAATCTTACTAATATGCTTAACGTGTGCTGACTCATCTATAAATTGATTCATAGCTTTATAGAAGTCTTTTGAGTAACCTCTATCCGCAGCTCTTGGCTTATCAAACTTACTTACTAATTGACCTTTCTCGTTTAATGAATACTCAGAATCTCCCTTTAATTCTAAAGGATTATCTTTCTCATCAATGTTTTGACCTTTCTTTAATTGGTATCTAGCTTTAATGTTAGCTACAAGTAAATTGTATAAAGCCTTTGCTATACTCTTAATGTTTTTCTTATCAACGCCAGCGATAATCTCTTTTTCTATTTCAGAATAAGACATTACTTTACCATTATGTAAGATTCTTACTCTACCTAAATTAGTTGCTCCGCCGCCTAAGTAATAACTAAAAGCAGGGATTAAACCTTCTGACTTATAAGCCTCTCTAAAGTTCTTATCTACTCTAATAGCACCCATCTTAACATTCTCATAGTCATTTGAAGACATAGATTCTCTATATCCTGCAACTGTTTCTCTATGGAAGTCTAAGTAGTCAAGTTTAGCCTTAGATAATCCCTTAGCTTTTGCTTCGTCTATTGTTAAGTAATCACCTTTTTCGTTAATCATCCACTCGAAGTACTTACTTGAGTCAGAACTAAATCTATTGGCGGCTTTACCTACAATACCTAATCTCTTATTCTCTTCTTGAATTACTTTTAATCCAAGTTTAGCATGAGTATCTTTTAATGAATTAGCTTCAGTTATCTTGTCAATGATAGCTTTACCGTTTGCTAATGCTAAAGCTTGCATATCAGCGTTCTTTTCAGAGAATTGAGAGTAGTGTAATATCTTACTTTGCAATGGACTAATATCACTTGTTTTGCCTAATGCCTCTATGAATCCTTCTTTATCTTTATGTATCTCGTTTTGCTTAACAGTAACTAGATGTCCAAGTCTTTGATATGCTCTTTCTTTTACAGATTTAGCAGCTCTATCATTAAATGCGAATAGCTTAGTAATTAAATCATTAAGTTCTTCAATATTGTATTCATCTAAGTTATCATCTTCTAAGATAGCTTGTACTGCTCTAAAGTCTTTTTTATACTTCAAGTATCCTAAGTATCTTTTAGCTTTTATAGCAAACTCTTTACTAGCTTCTTTTAATAAGGCTCTTTGTTTCTCTAACTCAGCATCAGCAGCCTTAATTTCTTCATCAGTAACAGCTTCATCGGCGGCTATTGTAGCTAATTTTTCATCTTCTTTTACCTCTCTTAATTCTACAGTAGCTTGCTCGTATTTATCAAATTCTTTCTGAGCATCAAAGCCTTCTTCCATAGCATATTGATTATACTTTAGTGCTTGCGCCGCAAATGGTTTTTTCTTTTTTTTCTGTAATTGTTCTTTACCTGTAGCAACTCCTTTTAACTCTTTAGTTTTAACGCCTCCGATTATCTGTTTAGCAAGGCTCTTAGCTACGTTCTTATCTAAACCTAACTTCTGCTTTAACCAATCAAATATGTAGTCTAGGTAGGCTTTAAACTTACTTCTATCTTCAACCTTATCAAAAATATCAGCACCTTCTCTTCCGATTGCTTCTGCTAATACTTCTTTATCTAATTCTTGTTCACTTAATTCTTTGTAGCGTTCTTTTGTTTCTGCGTATAAAGGAGTTGTTCTTAATTGTTTTACTGCCGCTTGGATAATTTTATTATTATATCCCATAGCATCAATTAAGATATGACCTGCCTCGTGGATAGGAGTATCTAATCCTGCATAGTTAGGATTAATGTATATGAATTTACCATCCGCAGATACTTTACCTGCAACTGTAGATTGCTCTCCAGTAAACTTACTAGCATCTTTAACTACTGTAATACCTTTAAAGTTAGCTTTTATTTTTTCAAATACTTTTTGAAAATCTCCTTTACGTTGAGATACTTTTTGGAATGGTTCAGCACCTTCTTCTCCTTTAATTATATCTTTTCCTTCTTCACTGTCCTGTTCGCTTTCCATTTCATCAAATGGACTTTTATTGCTTCCTTCCTCTCCTGCAATGTTTTGGATGATTTTGTTTGCTGATTCTTCGTTTCTGTCTTTTTCATTTGTGTTTTCTATTTTAGTTTCTAATTCAGTTACCTCTTCTTCGTTTAAGTTATCTACAGATTCATCTATTACAACAACTTCATTCTCGATTAATCCTAAGCTCTCGCCATAAGCTACCATTTCAGCTATCTCCTTGTCGGTTTTGCCGTCATTAATTTCTCTCTCGTAAGCTTCAACAGCATAATCAATAGCTAAATCTCTACCTCCTTCTGTCAAAAAATCTTGTAAAAAAGAATTAGCTCTAGAGTTAAAGTTATCTTCATTAATATCATAAAATCCAGACTTCTCTTGATATTCTTGATACAATGATTCTAATGTATATCCATTTTTAAAATCCTTCATCATTGAAGGCACATCAGGAATCTCTCCAACTATACTTTCTTTGAACTGACCCTTAGAACCTATAACCATAGCTATATACTGCTCAGGAGTAGTTGGAGTAGTATTTAAAGCATCTTTTCTTTTCTTAACAATAGCTTTTTCAGCATCAATAACAGATTGTTCTCTTTTTATAGGAGCTTTCTTTACTTGCTTGCCTTCGCTATCTAATAATTGTATTTTACCTTTAAGTAAAGGTTTAAGTGATCCGCCGAACTCCTCAACTTCTTTTTGAATTTCTTTTCTAAGATTAACTCCAAATTCAGATTTCTTATTATTGCTACTTAGTTGATTATAACCTTTTATTTTTCTTCTAAGACTTGAACTATCTTTTTTAGTAGTAGGTTCTTTTTTAGTAGATTCCTTTTCTGAAATAACTTCTTTCTTATTAGTTTCTTGTTTGTTAATAATATCTAATGCTCTTTCAGGCTTCATGTTATCCACATTAACATTACTATATCCCAAGTCAAGTAATCGTTGTCTTACTGCTTCTGTAATAGTTAATGGAACTGATGCTTTTTGTTCTTTTACTTTAGCTTTAGCTTCTTCTACTATTTTACTTGTAGCTACTTTAGCTTTCTCTGTAGGAGTTGGTTTAGGTTTAGGTTTAGTAAGTCTTTCTATAACATCTCCGCCTTCAGGATTTTCGTTATACATCTGTTGCTCTAAGGTTTTAAGTAAATCCTTTTGCTCTGCTGTATATAATTCATTGCCTGCTTTATCTAAAGACTCTGCGCTACCTAATTTAGTTTCTTTAGCCCATGATAAAAACTTGCCTGTTCTAGCATCAAATACTTTTAAAGCTATTTTGCCAGGCTTGTAATTAGGTCCTTTATCTTCATTTAACGGATTGTTTAAGTCGACTGCGCGGATACCTACAGGTAATCCTTCTTCATTACCTTGTGTTCTTTCACTTCTAAAGTGTCTTCTAAAAATATCATCCCATCTTACCGTCTTATCATTCTCATCTTTAAATTCTTGCTTAGAAGAGGCTACACGTATTTTCTTACCATCTTCCATAGTAACTTCTATAACATCACCCTTCATTCTATCTCCTTTATCATTAACGTAAGAATATAATCTCTTAGTTAAGTTTCCGAATAGTTTTCTGTTAGGTTTATTATAAGCTTCCTTACGAATAACTCTATGTATAGTCCTCGCATCAGTAGCAGGATTATTAAATTCTTCTGTATCTATTTCACTGTAAGTTCTTTTATCGTCTTTCCAATAAGGTTTATTTTCAAGTTTAGGATATGTAATTACTTTTTCTTGACCTAAACCTTCAATATCAGGCTGTCTTGTTTTAGCTTTTTCAACTTCCTTTTCTTGACTCAACTTTGAGTTAGTTTCTTCTACCTTAATCTCCTTCTCTTTTTCTTTTTTGATACGCTCTTCTTCCTTTTTAGGAACTATTGGTTCACCTTTTATTTCTCCTTGGCGGATAATATCATTTAATTCAGATTGAAGTTCTTTAGCTTGTTTCTGTTTACTCTCAACTTTTGCTCTAGCAATCGGATCAAGTTTAGAGATTTCATTCTCATTAGTTGGTATCTCAGTTTTAAGCCCTTGTATTTGGAATGATAATTCAAATGCCTTCTTTTCATTTTCAGGTTTTAAATTAACACCTTTTGTTTCTTCATTATATTTATTGTAAGCATCTATTTTAAAGTTAGCTTGCTCGTATTCTGATTGATTAATCTCTCCCCTCTCAAAAGCATTAGTCAGGTCAGTCTTTAATGCTGTAACCGCCCCTGGTCCTTCCTTAACTCTCTCGTAAGCATTAACAGATTGTTTGTCGTGGTTATTCTTTACTACTTGAGATACTAAAGACATCGGTGCGCCACTAACCCATCCTGTAGTAAAGCTATTAATATATTCTCCAAATGATTGAGCCGACAAAGCATCCGTTCCAAACTGACCTCTTTCATCATCAGTCATTTTATCCCATAAATTCTCTCCAGCCTTCTGCGCAAAAGTAGTAGCTACTTCGTTACTACCTTCTTCAAACATATCTTTTACAACTTGCTTGCTCTTAATCGCTCCCTTAGCTAATAAGCTATATTCAGATGCCATTTCTTTACCAAGTTGCTTAAACCCATTAGGTGTAATTAATCCTGTAGTTGCATCTCTTTCAACTTTCTTAATTATATTTTTAAATACTTCTTTCTCAGTACTTTTAAATGCGTTAGATAGAATCTTTCCTTCTAAGCCAAAAGCAGCATCAATAGAGGACTTAACTGTAGTTTCTAACATAGCATAAGCAGGAGCATCTCTACCTGTTAATCCAGCTTCGTGCGCTCTATCTAAAGCGTCTCCTGCATTAGTAAAAAAAGAACCTGTAAATAAAGCTCCTAATTTTCCTGCTTTACCTAAAGTTAAAGCCTTATCAACCCCTTGATAACCATACTTCAAAGCCTTTGCTCCTTTAATAGCTGTTCCTCCAGTATATACGCCTAAGCCATATTCAGTAAGCGACTCCGCTACCGAGTTGAAAGTTCCCCATAATGCCTGTGGGCTAAAATCAAACCTATCTTTATCTAGCAAGTCACCAAATTTAGTAATGCCTTCCATGTTATAAACTGGTCTATCTAAATCAGCATCTTTCTCAAATTTTAATCCCTCTATTGCATTTTGCCCACCTCTTAAAGTTTCAGATTCACTTCCTGTAGCTAATTCAACTCCCATTTGAGCGACATCTACAACTCCACCCATTAATCCAAATACTCCATTAGCTAAACTCTTACCTATATCTTGCCAAGCATTATCGTCTTTAGCAGATTCTTTAGTTCCCCAAATACTAGCAGCGTGGTATCCAACAGGTATTTTCTCTCCTTGCTCTAAAGCAATAGGTTTATAATTACCACTATTTTCATCACGTTTCATGTAGTAATCAGGTGTTGTCCAACTATTATCTATTTGTTTTGCTTTTTTACCTTGTAGAGTCACTATAGCATCTGATAATTCCTCCTTAGAAGTCAAAGGATTTTTCATCATATTTTTCAATATATCCTTTTCATCATCACGCATAGTCCGAAAAGAATTTTCTTGGATAAAATTTAATGTACTATCTATCTCTAAATCTTGAGGAGTTGTATATTTAGGTAAAACTACACTACTATCTCCTTCTCTTAATTGAGGAGAGTTATAGTTTAAAGCTTCTTCTGGACTAGGTAATCTACTAGCACTATTCGTTCCTAATATTTGATTAGGAGATGGTAATTTTGGATTTTCTGGCATAATTATAAAGCTTTAATAGCACCTGATTGTACTCCTTGTTGTATTTGTTCTTTAGTCCATCCTGCATTAATCCATTCTTGAACTGATGCTGATGGAATATTTTGTTGCTCCATTTGACTCATAGGATTTAAAGCATCCATTTGTTTACTAGTCAATTTAGATGCACTATTATATCTAGTTCTAAATCCTTCGTTACTTAAATCAGCTTCTACTTGCGCTGGCACTCTGTATAAAGTTACTGATTTACCCTTAACATCTTTCCCCTCGTAAGGAACTATTAAGTCTTCCATATTTTTATCATCAAGCAATCCAGAATTATCTAATTCAGCTTCCGTCATTTCTACATAACCATGAAACACTCCTGTGTTTTTACTTGATGAGCGTCCGTATCCTTCATAAGCACCAGTCTTAGGATTAATTTTCTTTTCTACTTGCGCCGCTTGTTGGAATGCTCCTGTTGGAATAAACTTTAATCCTTCTGTAGCTTTTTTAAATGAACCGTCTTTATTGTAAATCTTAGCTTGTGGAGTAATTCCTAATGTAGCTTGCACTAAATCAGTATTTAACCTATTAGCTTTTGCGCCTTTAATATCATACATATAAGGATCTAAATCATACTGTCCACTTGCTTTTGCTTGTCCGTGTGCCATTTTCCATTTCTCTAATTCAATAGCAGAGTTATGGTAAGGCTCTCCAAACTTACGTTTTAATTCTATTCCTTGACGTATTAATTCTTTAGCGATGCCTAATCCTTCTTGTTCTGTTTTTGGATTATAAGATTCTAATATTTGACCCCTGTGTCTATTATAAAAATCTGTTGCAGATATACCTAAAGCGTTTTCATCAACCAATTCTTGCCACCCTCCATTACCAGTTTCTTTAAACCCTCTTGCTTGAATTAATTTACCTGTTTTTAACGCTTCATCGTTCAAATTAACCCAATCTTGAGGTCTATTAAAAACAAACGTCTGAGCGCCAAATTTATCAGCAGCTTCTTTTCCATCTTGATGCCCGTATTGTAAATAATTCTGCCGTTGCTGTTTTAATTTATTTATCTCATTCATACTGTGCATTTGAGGATTTTTAACAGCCTCTTGCATATACTCATTCATTTTCTTAAAATTATCATCTGATGCCGTGCCTCTAATAACATCAGGATTAGATTTTAAGAAGACTTTATACTCTTTTAATTGCCTCCTTATTTCTGGATCATATTTATAGTTGGGATTATCTCTAATTAAAGCTCCCATTTTTTTAATAGTTTTATCAGCTTGATTTTTTATCAACCCGTAATCAAATGAATTTGCAGCATTCATATAGTCCGTATCATCCTCAAATGCCTTTAAAGACGCTTCATTTTCAGCTTTAGCCCTATCCATCTGTTGCTGATAATACCTTTCGTCAGCCATACGTTGATCATATTTCATGCTTTGTGCAAGTCCAGTCGCTAGTCCGATTTCCATGTGTAAAATATTTGTTGTTAAAGATATAAAATTTTACAACTCATTATAAACAAAAAATAGGAATATTTCTACTCCTACTTTTAATTCATTCGTTGATTATTTTAATCATCATTATTAATACTTGTTTAACGTAAGTTATTTTAAAAGGTTACAAAATTATTTAATTATTAATAGTTGGGTCTAATTCTATCCAATCTGACTGAACTTCATCCCAATCTTCATTATCTTCTATTTGAGATGAATTAAAAAAATGAAACTCCTGACTATCATTATTAATTACTAAATACTTATCTGGTTGCCCTAGAATCCTTTTAGCTTCCAAATAATGCAGTTTGTTATTTTTAAATGTTCTCATGTTACAATTTATATTTTATTTACAAAATCAGTTTTCTGTTTTTCAGCAGCATCTCTTTGCTCCATACTCCTTTTGAATCTATAAGCATCAATAGTATTCATTAAACCTGCGCCTATTAATTCACTTCCTGCTTTTTGTTTTTGCTGAAAGGTATTCATAGCATCGTTATAAGCTTGTCTTCTATTAGCTGCTAATATAGTTGCTCTATCAGCAGCCATTACATCAGCATACTTTTGTTTATTCATTCTCATCTCTGCATCCGCTTGTTTTAACCCTAATTTATTCTTCCAAGCATCGTTAATAGCAGCTCTGTTACGATTAAATGAATCAGATGCACTAGAGTTTAACCCTGCAAATTTAGCATCGTTTAATCCTCCTTGTATATCTTGCTCTGCCATAAATCTTTGCTCAGGAGTTAATCCGAATAAAGCATCTTGTTGAGCGCGGTTAACAGCAGCATTATATGTTGGGTCTATTACAGCTTTATCAATAGGACGCTTCTCTTTACCTAGCATATTCAATCCTAATGCAGATTGTCCTATTCCTACGAATGCAGTTGGGTCAATATTACTTAATTTATTCGCCCAAGCATTTTTAGATTTAACTGGTGCTGATGTAGTAGGTAATGTTTGAGGTAATGAACTATTTAAAGCAGTAGCTTGAGCAACAGCTTTATCTTCATCCGCTTTTATTTTAGCAATTTCATTAGGAGATAAACTACTGCCTGGCACAACTACTTCCTCTCCTGTATCAGGAGTTAATGTAGGTATAAATTTACCTGCCTCTGTTTTAGGAGTTACTTTAGGTGCTTTTAAAGATGGTTTAGCTGTAGGTATATTTTCAGTAACTACACTTGGCTTAGTTTCAGTTTTCTTAGTGCCAGATAATTCATTTATTTTAGCCTGTAATCTTTTAGCTTCTTCTGTGTTTCCGTTATCAGTAGCTTCTTTTAACTTTCTGCTATAAAGATTAATTTCTGATGCTGTTTTTTGTTCTTGATTAGATTTTTCTTTAGCTACTGATTGATTATATTTATCAGTAAATTTCTTACCACCTTCAGTAGAATATTTACTTCCATCTGCTGATACCCAATTTTTACCATCCCAAGTTGCGCCGTCAACTTTAGTTCCTTTTACAGGACCACCTTCAGCGTAACCTTTAACTTCTCCGTCATCCATTTTAGATTGCTTACTTCCGCCTGCTACCAAACCAAAATACTTACGTTGTTGTTCTGTAATAGGTTTACCATTAGCCATACCTTCATGTAGCATAATCTTAGCTTTAGATTTAGTTAATCCTCCGTCTTTGTATTCTCCTATGTATGTTCTGTCATTCATAGTTCCTACCGTTCCGCCTTCTGCCCACGTTTCTCTTGCATAAGCTCTGAAATGAGGATTGTTATCTAAGTTCTCTTTATGTCTTGCATAGAAAGCTTCTTTTCTTGCAGGGTCTTTAGGATGTTGTCCTAAGTTAGGGTCTCCAAAGTACTTTACAGTTCCATCTGGCCCTGTTACTTTATGAGTTTTACCTTCTCTATCACCTGACCTTTGAACTACATATCCGCCTTTAGCGTATTCAGCTTTAATCTTTTTTTCTTGTTTTAGCATATCCGCAGTTGGAGCTTTATTACTACCAGCAGCATCTCTAATATTATCCCATAAACCTCTTTTAGAATAAGAACCATCTGCTCTTTTTAGCATACCGCCCATTTTCATTTCTTCACTATTATTTTCTGAGTTAGGAGCTAAATCTTCTAATTCAATACCAATAGATTCTAAGTATTCATTCTCTTCAGGAGTAAACAAATGTTCTCCATTAGATAGTTTTACCGCTTCTCCTTCTTCTTGTTTAAGATTAGCTTTCTTATTAGGAGCTTTTAAATATAGTTTACGAATACCTTTTGCTAGTTCTGCATTCTCGGCAGGCACTACAAATGAGCCTTCTTTTACTTCAGCCATTATACTATCTGATTTAGCAGTTCCTTTACCTTTAATATCTCCGCCGTCAGCATACATATTTTTTATTTTACCAACTACACCACCTCTATTCATCATAGGACGATTCTTATCGAATTGTTGTCCATCAGCCAATATCATGTTTTGATTCTCGTCAAATGTAACTCCTGTTAAATTATAAGGATTAGTTATTGTAGGATTTTCTTCTTGGTTATTTCTAGCTAATATTGCTTGTTGTTGTTTAGATGCGGTGTTAGCATCTTTTACTTCTTGAAGTTGTTTCTGAGCTTTATCTTCTAATGACTTAGTATATCCTTTTCCTGATACATCAGTCCATCCTCCAGCATAAGAACTTCTTGTAGCTAAGGCTTTACTTGGACTTAAAAAACTTGCTCCGATAGCTGTTGTTCTAGCATCAGATTCGTTATTAAGTTTTCCTTCTGCATTCATTGATTCTTTTCTAGCCTTAATAGGTTTTCCTATCTTATCTCCTATTGCGGCAATTCCACCTATCATTCCGCCAATACCTCCCATTTGAGATACTGCTGCCATTCCAGCATTTCTTGCAGATTCTCCTTCATTTTGTGCAGGTTGTGAATTGTAATAAGCTGAGCCTATACCTCCCATTCCTTCTCCTATTCCATTGGCTACATTTCTAGCTTTTTGTTGATTAGCTTTCTTTTTATTTTCATCTATAGCCTTTTTAGCTTGCATATTGTTTTGAGCAGTATATTGATCATTCTGTCCAACTACACCACTTCCGAATGTATCTATTGGTTTATAAGAACTGTTTGAATCCCCATAGGTTCCATCAATATTCATATTAGGATTATAGACAGGACCTCCATCATAATATCCTTTAATCTTACTTACAATACCACCTTTAGCAAACTTACCTTTAATCTCAATAGGATTATCTATATTGTACATTCTACCTACTTCCATTTCTCCTTTTCTTAAAGGAGTTATATTCTTTGTATTCATTTGAACTCCTACATTTGGAGTAACAATAGGATTTCCTTGAGTATCGTATTTTTGTTCAATATATCCAACAGGAGCAGTAGATAAAGCATTCGGAACATCTGCGATATTTCTTTGGTTAAATTCTCCACCGCCTCCGCCAGCTATTCTTGTAGCTTTAGTTCCAGGCATCATTAAACTTCCTTTGTAATTAGGGTTAGCTTTATCCACTCCACTCATTGCAGGAGTTTCTATTTTTTGAGTAGTATATTCTTTTCGTATATCATCAATAGTTCTTCCTGTATAAGTTGGAGTGAATTTTCCGTCTTTAAAACTATTTAACGGATTAGCTAAATCATAAACAATTTCTCTACCTTCTTTGTCAATATTATATTTCCTTGATGTATTGGTATATCTTCCTTCTGCATCAGGAGTTTCAACAGTTGTTATTCCATAATCAGCTCCCCATTGTTTTGCTGGGTCTATTTTTTCATAAGTACTAATACCTCCATACAAACCTGTTTGCTCAGGAGGTATTACTTCTGGAGGCGGTAATTTATATCGTTGTACAGTTGACCCAAATGTAGAAGACTTTTCAGGGTCTTTTTTTCTTGGAGTACCTGTGCTTTTTTTTCCGCTAGAAGGCGAATACATCTTTTTCTTAGTCTCTTCATGCTTAGTCTCAACTTCCCAATACTCTTCGCCGTCAGAATCAATTTTAAGTACAGCGTTTTTTGGTATTTCAGATTTGCTTTTAACTAATTGAGGAGCAAAATCATCATTAGATTTACTTTTAGGTGCTTTAACACTTTTTCCTTTATCTTCAGGCATGGTATTTATGTTTTATACAAACAAAAATACATATTTTAATAATACTTCTAACGAGCTGCTCGACTTAAAAAAGCAAAGAAATATAAAGAATCTTCTATTTTATTAATCTTATCTCTGTAATTAAACTGAACTGAAACAACTTTAAATCTAAATAATTTATTAAACACGTTTTGAGGAATAGCATATTCAACATAACTCAACTTATGATCTATTTCAAACGCAGCAATATAATCTTCACTACCATCTTCAAATCCTATTTTTATAATAGAGTTGTTTAAATCTGTAGTCTTAGAGAAATAAGCATACAATCTAACTCCATAATGACCAGCGCGGATACTGTCAGAGAAAACAGAAAAATAAGTAGTATCTTTTCCGTCAACAAACTCTAAATTATAAGAAGGATATTTTGTAATGATACTTTTCTTGTAGTAAGAATTATAACTAGAATATCTTTCTATCTCCATAGATTGCCCAAAAGCACAACTGCTTAATAATAAGAATCCAAATGATAATAATAAAACTAAAATGTTTGTTCTACGAGATTTAATAGCTTCCATAATTTCTAATATTAATTGGTTTATAAAGTACTTGTACGGTAGTTATCCATAAAAGGTTACAAAATAATTCAACTTTGAGTTATCTTTTACTTACAAAGAATGTTTTTAACCATTGAGAAACCTTTTGTATATTTTTAGCAGTAGTAGGATTAGTTACATAATTTTTATGAATAAATTTCACTCTAACGTAATAATCAGTCAATCTTCCTCTTAATGAATCTAAAGCAACTGAAAAGAACCATGCTCCATCTATAAATCTATAATTTCTATTAGTTGTAGATATATTTAAATCACTTGCTGATTGATTCTCTGTATCAAAATAAACACTTGTAGAGTTTGGTCCAATAGTCTTTACCTGCATATTTTGTGGGGTTACCGCCATGTCAGTCTTGAAATTAACAACAACCTCTTGCTCAAAATCCCATACCTTACCATAGAATTTACATAAGTCAGCTCCAAAGTTTTGTAAATAAATCTCATTAGTTTTGTTAATAGCTAACCATGAATTACTACTTGGTGCTAATGGATTAGTTCCTGTTATTGCAGTCAATGTCCCTGGATATGAAGCTATGGTTACATCCTTAACACAAATATACTCTACATTGCCAACTAATACTGTATCTCCAATTACAAATGAAGTAGATGGCATATCTGTATTATAAGCCTTAGTATTTTTAGGATTATTAGCTGTTAATACCAAGTCATTATGATTATGCCATATAGCAGGAGTACAATCTGTAAAAGCTACAAAAGCATTTAAAATATGATTGTATCCTAAAGTAAAATCTCTATTTACAAATGATTCATTACTCTCTCCTATAAAATCTCTCTTAGCGTATTTAAAAGTTAAATAAGTCATTTTGAATGTAGGGTCATAAACTCCCACTATACCATATCCCATTAAAGGAATTTCAGGTATATCTAAATTATTTGTATTATAAATATTTGAAAAACTATTAGGATAAAAAATATTACCTTCATTAAATTCATTATTAAAGAATACTTGCAATCCTTTAACCATAGACATTTCTTCAGGCTTACTTCCAATACCCATTACCATAAATGCTCTTCTACGCATATCAAACCACGCAAAACCATATTCTGTTTCAGTTAGTCCGTGTTGGTGTTGATTTCCAAAGTTAGTATCTATATCATCATATCTATCAATAACTCCTGTCACACCTAATGCAGTAGCATCTCCTAAAGCACTTCCTCCGACTAATTGACGTTCTAATATCGGCGTGTAACCTACTGAGTGGTCTTGCCAATAGAATAGTTTAGAATCTCTTGCTTTAAGATTATTAATTTGTCCACGCTGTCCATCTAAATCTCTGTAATCAGGTATTCTAAATACACGGAATGAATCTATTAATTCACCAGGCGTTTTGTATTTACTCCATCTAATTCTGTAATCAAATTCTCCTGTAAACTTATAATTAAGTGGTAGTGACGGATATTTAATAAAATTACCATCGGTAGTATATGCTTTGTTATAATTATAAGATTCTAATTGTGTCGTAGGAGACAAAGATGAATCAAACCATCCTATGCCTGTAGCTCCCGAAGAAGGATACATATTCTTATTTGATACCTTTTGCCCTCTTCTTAAATTATAGTTTACATTACCCTCACATGGAAACCATAAAGCATAAGACATAGCATTGTCGCTAGTTTCAAATGCTTCATCCCATAATCCATATCCTAAATCAATAAGATTTGTAAAGCAATCTCCGCCGAACACCTCTATATCATTAAAAGTATATTTATTTTCTCCTGCGTAAATTCCTGAAGCAAACGTTCCGTTTAAAGTATCCGCTTTAACTTGTGTGTTAATAGGTTGAAAGTGACCACAAGACATATACAATGTATTAGCTATAGCTGATTCGCTTGCTCCTCCGTATTGATTAGCTGGGTCTGTATCTGTTATAAAATTAGCTAACATCTTGTTATAGTTAGACGTATTAGCAGTAGCGTTATAATCCGTTAAAGCATCAAAGTGATTAAATTGAGATTTAATTATTTGCTTTTTACACCCAACAGATAAAATATCAAAGCCTGGGCTAAAAGGTGTTACGCCACAAATAGAATCATAATTAAGTGTTACTTGAAATTCGTTTACGTTAGAATATCTATTTCTATAATCAACACTTGTTCCTAAAAAACCTCCAGCACCATTATTCTCATCAAAATTATAAACAGCATTTCCATTCATTGATTGAAGAGGTAAAGTTCTTGGAGAACTAGCATCTTTTCCTGTACCAAAGATTCCAGCAGACATTTGAAATAATTTAGTAAACATTACTCTTTTTTGAGTATCTGTTTTTAATTGACTTCCATTTAACCAACAAGCTTCTTTTAAATTATCTCCAATTTTAACCGCAGAAGGAAAAGAATATCCAGTTTGTATATCAGGCGATAATACAGAGTAAATATAGTATCCATCTCCAACTTCATACATAGGTAAAATACTATAATCTGTTCTGCATATACCTAATGGCATAACAGAATTAAAACCAAGCAAATTACTATATACACTTTGCATTAATAATCCTTGCGTAATTACAATCGGGTCCCTCTCTGCTCTTACAATACTAAATCCACTAATTTGATTCATTACTGATTCAGGTATATCTAATCCACTTATATTTATAGCTGATGGATTTAAAGAATAAGAATCTTGTATTAAAGCTCCTCCGCTTGGACGGTAATTGTCTTTTTTCATTAATCCTCCTTTATCAGGAATAGTATCAAAAGTGTAGTCAAAAGTTGTTGGGTCTCCTTTTATATATTTTACATAGAATGGATTGCCTTTTAAGTCAAAAAACAAAATTCCAAATCTATATTTTTCTCCACTCCAATATCCTTTATTATGAGATGCTACGGCAGGATCTTTGTAATCCCAAAATCCCGTTGTTAATTGTATAGCATCTTCTCGTCTTTTACCATCGCTAATAGCTGTATATTTATTTTTAGTTGTACATGGTCTAACAGCTCCATTTCCTGTAAATAAAATAGATGAAGGAACTGTTACAATAGCTCCAAATGAACCTGTTATTACATCTCCTGTAACGTACTGAACTCCTTTATAAGTAACTGTATCAGTTGTGTTGTTTCCAAATGTAACTAACCATCTGCTATAAGGTAAAATTGAATTTGCTGGTGGATTTCCTGTTAATGGAGGACTTACATCAGCAGGAACATTACAATTAGAACATAAATTCAAATCTCCATGAGATACTAAAGGATATTGAAACTGATTAATAGTTACTCCACTTAAATCTAAATCAAACTCTTCTCTTTCTGTTATGTTAGCGATAGTACTGTAATTCTTATTTGTATTTACTGTTTTACACTTTAAAATACTAGCAGGGAATAATGTTAAATCACTAATGGTTACTGTTCCTAAATTAGACGCTCCAGTGTCAGTAATAGACATAGTTGCTCCTGTTACAGCTTCTTTGTTTGTGATAATAATTCTATAAGGTACATCCGCCACTTGTGTAAACTCAGCACAAGCTACCTCAATCGTATCAAAATCAGTATCAATATCTGTTATATTTAACTTTACAGACTTACCACTATTCTCAAGAGTTGTAGCGGTTCCATTACCTACAAAATCTCTATAAGCATTTCCTGTAATAAAGGTAGATGAATTATTCATTCCTACGTGAATAGGAGTGCTTGCGTAACTCCAAGAAGTTACCACGCCATCATAAGAATTAGATAGTCTATAGAAGTAAATATGACTTCCACAATACTTATCTCCTGTACCATATTCTTTAAACTCAATATTACCTAATAATCTACTTGGAGACCAATCTAATAAAGATAATGGATAGTATTCAATTACTAATGGCGCACCTACAGGTAAAGTATATGATGTACCAGCGCTTGCTTTAAATATATTTCCTGCCGTAAGTCCTACTCCATATTTAACTCCATTATAAGTAACTGCTCCTTGCAATACCATGTAGGTATTATTAGCTATTAAATCCGCTGCTCCTGTAAAATAAGTTGTAAAAATAGGATTAGCAATATCAAATACTTTAGGCTCATTAAAATTATCAGTCCAATATACTCTTTGATTATTTGTATTCTCTCTAAAAGAAAATCCTTCTATCTTATGTAATTTAGTAAAATTTAAGTCTGCATTATGGTAATATGGCACATAACTTCCAACGAAATCCATTTCACTTCTAGTAAATGAAATTACGCCTATTTCTCCATATCCTGTAGTAGACTCGCTATTTGTCGAGAACACTACTAACTTATCAATAAAAGAAACAAAACCTATTGGCATAGGCTCTACGTCTAATGTAGCTGTAGTTGTTAAATATCTTGGAGTTAATTTAAGTAACACCTTATTTCCTTTAGTCATCTCTACAGTGTAATGATTACCGTCATAAGAAATAAGCATACCGTTTTTCATGTTTCGATATGTGCCGTCAGGCTGTAATATAAAAGAACTATCTTGATGAAGTCCTTTGTCAAATGTATTAATAACTGAACCTGCCATAAGTATTGTTTATATTCATTCCTACCCATAATCCACGACCTGAATAAGGGTCATGGTATAATCTTGCAATCTCTTCTCTATCTGTTTCTGATAATTCTGCATCTAAAGCTCTTGAATGAGCGCATAGTCTATCCCATTGTGTATAGTGCCATTGCATCATTTTAGTATCTTTTCTTCTCATACACCAATTATACAATATGAATTGAGTAATAGCTTCTACGTGATTTTCTCCTATCTCCATAAATCCATCACAATCCACCTTATATCCTATGTATTGAACAGTTACTTTATCATTATGCAATTCTACATCAAATATCATTTTATTATTCTGAAAATGATATGGCACTATTCCGCATCCACTTGTAGTTTCAGATACTCCTGTATCAACTATTAAGAAAGTGTTATCCGCAGATAATGAAGCGTTAACTATTGGATTACTAAATGTTCTAGCAAATATACTTCCACAATTAACATCGTGACTTCCTAAGATAGCACCTTCTACCTTAATAGCATTATCAGGTAATTGTGCCGTGCATCCGCAAACATCAATAACTTTCCATTGTCTTTCGTATTGATAGTAACTTCCTATTTCCTTTTCCGCTTGGTAAGCCCAAGTCATAAATAACGGTCTGTGATTAGCGTGGTCAACCGCCGCCAAATCCATCGCATTAATTATAGGATTGTTTATTGATATTAGTTTGTTTATTGACATTTTAGCCTTGTTATTAATGTTCCTTTTTTAATTCCTTCTGTAACAGCATCTCTTAAATCTTGATGTGGTTTAAAAAATATCTGTTTACTCTTTTTGTATCTTTTAGTTTCTAGTACTATTTTGTAAATATACTTAGAACTACTTAAATTTAACTTCGCTTTTGTTACTCGCCCTCCAACATACGTTAATCCTTTTTCTAGTAACGACATCATTCTTTTACTATCCGTTGTCTTTGTTGCTTTAACCCAAATTTTAGTTTGACTATCTAAGTTTATAATCGCTCCTAGTTTTAAGTTATTCAATATCTCTTCTTCTATGTAACTACTCCAAATATCGTTAATATCCTTTGTAGTTATCTTTTGTTTAAATCTTCTTTTAAAGTCCCTTTTAATCAATCCATGTACTCTTGGAGTTGACCACTCTCCTAACTTCTTATCTACTAATTTCTTCATTTAGTTACTACATCATCCGCCGAATCATTTAAAACATCCACCACTTGCTGTTTCTCTATTTGAAACTCAGTTGTTAAGATAGATATTACAATTTGTCTAGCTAAGTGTGACGATACAGGATATGGGTCATTCTCAGTCATCTCTACTTCATAGTTAGTATAGAATACTTGTGAGTTTCCGCTAGCTGTAAAAGTAGCTGTAGCCGTTCCTGTGAACGTATCATTAGGTAAATAATTAACTCCATTGTAAACTACTAATCCTGTTGTTCCTTTTACTGTATATGAATATCCACTCTTAATTCCACCGCTAATAACAGGTAATGTTTTCTTAATCATTAATCCTTCTGTGGTAGTAGGTATTCCAAAAAATCTTAGGTTTTGTACAATTTTATTAATATAAATAGTAGTACCAAATCTTTGATAATAATGAAACATTGACCTTACGTGTTCTTTAGGTATCATTCTCCACGTTTCAATAGGATAGAAAGTGTAAGTAGTCTTTCCGCAAGCAGATATAACCCTTAACCCTAAATCTAAGTTTCCGTCTCCTAAGTAAGTTAAATTGATTACTTCGGGTATTTCAGCCTTCATAATATCACAAGCGCAAAAGTCTACGTTTGGATCATCAGAGAAATTTACCTTAGTTAACGAGTGAATACCAAAGTCCACTAACCAATTTTGGTCAATAACCTTAGTAATGTTGTATTCTTTAAGAATTTCAGAAACTCTTGCTTGCTCTACTTTATATCCAACCCAATCTTCATCAATCCTAGATTCATCAGTGCGAGAAAATCTTTCAGCTAAAATTAAAATATCGTCTATGATTTGTTTTTTAGTTGGCATATTCTACTTATTTATACCTCAAATGTAACGAAAATAATTAATTGTTTTTAACTCAAAGTTGAATTAAAAAAGCCTCACATTTCTGTAAGGCTAGTTGTAATTAAATTCAAGATTGCGACCCTAGATTTATTTCAAAGCAAATATAGTTAAAACTTCTGTAATTGATGCAACTATAATAGCGCCTATTGTTTTAATCTTTTGTTTTCTTAAAGCTTTTTTAGACTCCTTTTCAAGAGTTTTATAGTCCTCTGCTTGATTTTTAATTATTGTTTGCGCCGTCACAACCATTCCTTTACTTATAACTAACTCTTCTTTTACTGTACTTAATTCTTCATTAACACTTTTATTAGTAGAATCTTTCTGAGCAAGTAAATTGTTTTTTGATTTAATAGTACTATCGCAATCATTCATGGCAATCTTTATCAATATAGTATCGCAAATACCTCTAGCAAGTAATTCTCTCACTCTTTTAGATGAACTTCTATATAACTTCTCATTCTTATCAGCAATTACCTTAATCGAGTCTTCTGAGCGTTTTGAAGCTATTGTATTTAAGCTGTCTTGATACCTCTCTTGCATTAAACTAACAATTATCATACTATCTGACTTCATTTTAGCAAAGTATTGACTATTATCAGTTTTAGCTACTTCAATTTTATTCTCGCATCCGCCACAATATCTAAATACAAATAAACAAGCAAGTAATATTACTATGCCTCTGCCTATTACCCCTAACCAATATTTAACTACCGAAACTTCCATTAGTTTTTTTCTTCTAAATATAAACAAGCTAATAACGTATCTAATATAACACCTCCTATACCTACATAAATAGCATAAGTAGCATTAGATTCATACCATGTCATTCCTGCAATGGCACTTACTATACCTTTTGCGTATTGCTGTAATTTTACAATCTCTGATTGGGTATTCCCGAATAAATTAAATACCGAGAAATATACTTTATACTTTTTCATATCTTAATTTTTTAAATTATATGTTTAGATTCGATGATTGTTCCAGTAACCTTATTCCCATAAATACCACACGATATTCTTGTAATAGGTAATATCTTTTCAAATTCAGGCTCTGGACTTCCCATACATCCCAAACTCCAATTATTAACTAATCCACTTCCATAAGTATTATTTTGACTCATTCTGTGCCAATGTGTGCCAAATATCTTTGCTATTTGCCTTTGAACTTTATCAATAAAAGTGTCTTTATTTCCATCTCTCCAATAATTAACCTTACCAACTTGTCTGAAATAAGGATATGAACTAAATTCTTTTGTAGTATCCC